GTTCGTGTGCCTAAGCGTGCTATCATTTTACCGATGAGTGCTTCTTGACCTACTGCTGGTATAAAGTTAAGAGGGTCTGCGACTGTACCTAAAATACCACCGATACTCTTTAAGCCATACCCAGCTTTCTCTACTCGTTCTTGTCTAGCAAAGTCATCTCGCTTTTGCTGAATAAGAGCCCCTAGTTGAGCTTGAGACTTAGCATTTGCAAGTAAGAAATGTCTTGTCTCAAGATCATTAGGGAAGTACTTTTCGATTGCCTTTAGGTCGTTTTCATTAGGTGTCCAGTTTTTGTCTGCTGGTTTAAACCCATTGGCTTCCGCTGTGTTATAACCTGTGCGAAGCAATGCGACGGAACCATTGTTATACCACTCATTCAAGAAGCTATCTTTAGCTTGTTTCCAGAAGCCACCTGTGTTTGTATCGGCTAGTGGCTCAAAGACATCATCTGAGAAGTCGTATACTCGTGGTCCCACACCTTTCTCTAGTCCTCCGAAGCCAGCATAGTGCCTGCCTACTTTAGCTCCTGCGACATATGTTTCTCCTGCAATGTTAGCCATGTCAGTACCATAGTCATCTATATCTTGTTCTCTAGTTTTACCATTGTCTCTAAAGTAACCATTGTCATACAAGATAGTTGCGTATTCGCCTGCTGAGGTAGCATTATGAATTTCAGGATAATGTGCGAAGAAGCCATCATGTAGATATGTAGCGTACTCTTCATTACTATCAAAGTGTCCATAAACAGCTGTACCATCTTCCTCAGGCTGTAGTCCTGCTCCCTTATGATAGCCAGTAAGCCCACCATAGTTGTTGTCCTCGACTGCTAAGCGTGATGTACCATTGCCACTTTCGTGTACCATGTGTGCTATTTGTAGCTTCTTGAAATAGTCTGATGTACCATATTTCTTTTGATATATGTCGGCTATCTCAAGTATATTGGGGTTTATCTCCATATGTTACCTCCTTTCTAATCTAAACCAAAGAATGCTCGTAGTTTGCTCTTGCCTTGGTTCAATGAGCTACCTGACAAATTAGTATTGATAACTTCATTACCATAGACAACTGTGTGTTCTGTATCTTCACCTTTACGTTCTTCTGCTGTAGTATCATTTAGATATTGATAAGCTCTATTACCAATATCCCATGGATAATATGCTAAGCCCTCCATAGAGCCTGCTTGACGTACATAAATTACATCTTGGTCAGGATCATAGCTAACCCATGAGCCAGGTCCTTGTTTTTCCTTGAGCTCATCTAATACGTGTCGTACACCCTCACTAGCGAATGCTTCACTTTCTACACCAGTTGTGTTAAGGATAGAGCGTGGTAAAAGCACTCCATCATAGTTGACAAAAGAGTGTATTAGATTGCTTTTAGCTTTCTCCATAGCTTGGTCTGCTGTAAATCTTCCAGTTGCCTTAAGTATCTCTGCTTGGTCTCTAATAGCTCCTAATAAGCCTGTAGGTGTGCTATCAGGAATACTAAAGTAACCCCACGCACCAGTTCTTAAGTTTAATGTTTCTGAGCTTCCCATAGGAATTGTGTCTATGTCTTTTTTAACTTTCTCAGCTGTATCAGGGTCTCTAAGAGCTTGCATACCCATAGCGAATATTTTAGTACCCTCTTCCTGTCCCATAGTATCTTGTAGACTGCCTAGAGCTTGGATACGTCCAGCCCATTTAGGGTCTAAGAGTTGGTGTATCATGTTTGGTCGTGCTCTATATAGCGACAAAGCTACTCCGACAATCTCAGGCATATTACCACTTTGATCCATAGAAGCTAAGGCTACGTCCATTTGGTCTTTCATAGAGGTTCGCATAGCATTGCCGATAAGTGGGTTAGCTAAGACATACTGTAAGCCATCATATTGACCACTTAACAATCTTTGTCTAAGCATTTCTCTAGCCCCACTTATGAACATATCAGGATCAATACCCATATCTTTAAGGTCTGCTTCACTTCTTGGGAACTCCATACCATTCCATGACGCTTTACCTGCCAGCATTGCGTCAAACATTGGCTGTAGCGTAGCATTAGCATTGCTTCTAGCTAATTCTGTAGCTTGCTTCATGAGTGCTAATTTCTGTTGTCTAGCTTGCTCAGTCTTGATGTTAGCTACGGCATGGTTGTATAAAGGAGCAATAAGTCGGTAGTCCTCAGGGCTCTCTTCTTTCTTCTTGTTGTAGTACTCATCAAGTCCCTCTACAGTCTTGATTGCTTCAATATCTTTATTGAGGGCGACAAATCTGTCATTGCGTATCTTAACGGCTTCCGTATTGGCTCCGTCTTTATAGTCCGACAAATCAATTACGTCTTTCACTCGACGTCTATCGTCATACTCCATTTGTCCAAAGGCTTCTACTAGGTCTGCATTACCAGTCTTAGAGATTGCTTCTGCTACGTTACCTAATAGCTTGTACTCAAGGTTACTATCACTTGTCGCTGTTTCACGAATATTAGTGATAAAGCTCTCAAGGTATGGTGTGCCATCTTCTACAGTAATGTCAGGGTTATTCCGTGCGAAGTCCCCTACCATTGCAGTAATACCATTGACACGCTCTAGTTTCAGTTGAGTTTCTTTACGTTTCGTAAAGGTATCAAAGACTGCCATCTTAGTCGCCATATGTTGCTCTTCAAGTCCGCCTTGAAATGCATATTGGTTCTCGATGTTCTCCTCACTCATGTAGTCCTTAAGCCGTGCTTCATAGAACTCATCGAATGTATTGAATTGTCGTGGTAAATCAGGTTGTTGCTGATGTTGGTCGTCATAGATTTGCCAGTCGCTCTCTATGCGTTTCCCCATCTCAGTACCTCTCATGCGGTCAATAGTCGCCACTGCGTACTCATTGTCCTGTAGATTGAACTTACCACTCGTCGCTAAGATTTGTCGTGTAGTCAAGCCCTCTTTCTGAGCTTCAGTCATACTTGTGTATAGCTGAGGAGCTACAGCTTTCGCTATCTTTTCTTTTCGCTCCTCTTCATCATTTGTGTACTGCTTCCACGCTACTCCTAGCTGAGACAAACCAGTTGCTAATAGGTCTGCGTCATTCGTAAAGCGTGCCATTGGTGAGCCTACGGAGGCTACATTAGACAAATTCTGTTGGTATGTCTGAGGAGCATTAGGCATAAACTGTTGAGCAGTACCTATGGAACCACTCACTTGTGTATTGTTATTAGCCATCTATAATTGTCCTCCATTGAAAATGTATTGATTGTTGTCTTGGTTATACCCTATGCGTGGGTTACCAAATCTAATTGGTTGTCGATAAGAAGTACTTAAGAGTTTAGGGTAGCCCATATTGATTGATAAGGCTGTAGCAAAGCCATTAGCACTGTACTGATAGCTTGCACTATTAGTGTCGTAACGAATGTTAGGGTTGCCATAATTGATTGCTTTAGGATCATTAACTGTATAACCTAGTACTCCTCTGCGTGTATCTGCTAGGCTAAAACCATCATTAGCACTGGTTCGCCATGGGTTTTGACTAGCACTCCTAAAGGTGTAGTCAGGTTCCCAGCGTCTCACTAGGCTTTCTACATGAGTGCCACTGGTACCACCTACTCCACTCCCATCGCCTATCTTAGAAATTCTATTAGCGTTCATATTCTTATAGTCGTTATAAGCCGACATTAAAGCCCCAGCTTGACTAAGAATACCGCCTATTAGAGTTGGTATACGAGGTGTTTCAAGATGAGACAAATATTCCCTAGTGCTCAGGAATACACGCTCTTTGTTTTGATCTATTTCATCACTCTTACGGATATAATTGTCTTTCACTTGATTTGTCGTGCGTAGCCCATCAGCTTTCGTAGAGCGTACCAATAGCTTGGCTGTTTTACCACTTTGGTACTCTCCAGTGCTTGCCTGTACGCTTTCTTCAAGTCCTCTTGCCTGCATACGAATAGCCCCTAATTGAGCTACACTAGCTTCAAATGCATTCCTACGTTCATTCTCAAAGTTACCTAAAGAGTAGTTCATTGTCTTAATCGCTCCTTTAGCCTGTGCAATGATTTGGTCTGCCTGTGCCTCTGCTTGTCTCCTTTGAGCTCTATAGTTGTTATAAGCACTCAATAGTTGCATACCCATACCTACTTTTGTGCCTACTCCTAAAGAGCCAGTGGTAGCTAGTCCTCCAGCGTTCATAGCTCCTAATAGTTGTGAGCTTGCTGTACCCATAAGGTTCCTCCTTTCTATATTTGTCTAAATTTATATGTTACAAGTCCTTGCCATACTGTTGTGTTAAATGCACTTGGTAAAGGGCTTGTATTGATTACTGTTACTTCAGTGTCCGTATTGCGTCCCATTAGTGGAACTCGGAACTCTCCAGTCTCTAGTGGGTGTATACCGACTTGATTACTTGGTGTACCGACAATACGTGCAGTCATCTTATAATGCTTAGGTGTCTTACCAGTAGCATTGACAATAACTTCAAACTCTCCTGTGTTGTCATAATTGATGTGCAGGAAGCGTAGCTGTAGTCTGTCATTAGGTATCGTGTCGGTACCTGTTTGACTTGCTTGTTTAATAAAGAATGTGCTGTAGATAAACTTAAACTCATAGGATACTCCTACGAAACATTCAAAGTCCTCCAGTGGTTCTACTTGGTGTGGTATAACTACAGTATCTTTTCCTGAATACACTGAGCCATTCTTAAGTACTATTGTGTACTCTCTAGGCTCAGAATAAGCGTCTCCATAGATTGATTTGACATCATACCTCATCTCCTTAGTATCTTTATCAAAGGTGCCATGTAATGTCGTTTTAAACTTCCTGTCAAGCATTACTCGGTACGGCTCTGAGACAAAATCTTTTGTATTATAGCTAATTGGTAATTTCTCAAGGAATGTATTACCACCTCGGTTAATTACTAAGTACATAACAGAATTGATAAAGTCAGCCCCTATAAGCTCCCCATCGAATGTCCATGAGCTCCAACTTGCTTGAGCTTTACTATCATTCAGGAATAGGAACTTGTAGATATACATTGTGTCCCTTTGGTTATCACTTAGGGCTATCAATAAGTTCTCATTGTTACAAGCCTTAAGAGAATAGATACTATTCTTTAGGAAGTTCGGAACGTGTCCTGTAACGTCTGTAGCGTTCTTTTGAGTAGTACTATCAGCTACCGCAAAGTATTCTTGTACAGTCGTAAAGTCTGTCTTATGAGCTGTAAAGTATAAGTTACGTCCTACACCTATAGGCTTAACCCATGTGTCTGCGTCGAACTCAGTTACTTGGTCGATAACTGCTGTCTTAGGACTTAGTACTCCCTCAGCTCTCAAAATGAATTGTGTCTGAGCACTAAAGAGGTATAAGTCTTGATTGAATGGTACTGCATTGTATAGTGTGCTCACTCGATTGTGCGATACTTGTAAATCAATAGGGTCTGTATCGACAATAGCTGTAGCACTGTCTACCCAGAAGTTAAAGAAGTCTGATGTCCTCGACAAGTTGACTGCTTCGCCTGAGATAATACCTAGGCGATTTCTAAAGAAGAAAATATCGTTAATCTTATTGCCGACAAAAGATGGTGTAGGGTTACTGTCCTCATCACCAGTCTTTCTTTCGTTCCAGTTAGCAGTCGTACAAGTGAATGTGCCATCTGCTTCTCTTCGGAGGATATAAGGCATTGTAGATTTGTTATAGTTTATCTCAGTATTAGGCTTAGTTGTCTCAGTCCATAGCTTTTGATCTATGTCATACTTAACGTAGTAGTCATCATCTGAGGCTTTCTCACCTTTTACAATAACTGTATATCCACTCGGAGCTGTCGCTGGTAATATTTCAAACCTAGGAGTTGTATTAGTGAATAACTTAAGAGCTTCACCATTAAAGCCATCAGATACTGTTAGGTTTTTTAAGTTACCTATAAGTTGTATCCAGTTAGAGCCTTTGATTGCTGTTAAGCCTTGAGCCCCCTCAAAGGTAATTGTGTCTGTTTCACTATAGCGTTTCCCTTTGTATGTATAAGTGTTAAATTCCCAGTCATTATCATTTCCGCTAATACGTTCTCTATGTACTGTTATTCCGTATTTCTTTAGTTCTTCTTCTGTTAATGTACTAAAAGGCTTCTTAAATGTACCTGCGACTTTACTATAGAGTTGCTCTGTGATGTAGTCTGTGGCTATCATCTTAGAGTGGCTAGCCGCCCCGCCGTCAGGTGTTTCATAGGTATAGTCAGTACCATTAAGACGTATTGTGTACTTTCTGCCGTATTGACCTTGACGGACTACGACAAGTGCTCCTTGCTCAGTCCATGCGTCAGGAGCTTTATTTGTCTTATCCATTTCGACTACTTTAGTAGTGTTCACAATGAATGTATGGTCTGCCACTGTGATTGCCTTAAGTTGTTTATTAGGCTCACTACAGATTACATAAGTATCTGCTCCATTCTCCATCTTGACTGTTTTCTCATTGCCATTGATGTCGAATATCTTAAGACTATCCCCAGTGAAAGCGACAATATATCTTTCATTTTCATCACGATTGATGAGGTGCACTTTAGTTTTCAGTGGTAGTGCTGGTAGTCTCCTAATGTGCTGTGTAGGAGGTCTCTTTTGTAAACCACCTGCTTCTGTAGAGAAGCCATTAATCTGCTCTTCTAGTTGCTCTGCATGACGCAACTTAGGAGGCTGTTGAGATATACCTGCAATGAGGTTCTTTATTGTTTGTTGTATAAGTGGCATTAGTTACCCCCTATTCATGTAGTTTTGTACAGCAGGGTTCATGAGTACATTAGATTGCTCTAAGGTAATCTCTGCTTCCATCATCTGCATATATGCTTGAGCTTCTTCTTGTTGTAGCTCTTGCATGATTGTAGGATCGCCTAAGTAACGTGCGACAAAATGGTGAGCTGTCCTCACTGTGATATATTGTCGGAATACCTGAGGCATTTCCTCGAATGGTACATATTGAATTACTTTAGCTGTCAGTGGTGATACAAACCTATCTGTATTATTTGTTACATCATAAAGCCACTCATCACGCTTTCTAACAATACGCTTATCACTGAATTGAATAGACAAAATTGTGTCGTCCCAGTGAATACGTTTAGTATTGTCGTCAGGTGTCATGACATAGTTCTCTATTGTATTAAATGTCCAGCCCATTACTTGGATAGCTCTTGTCTCAGCTTCAAGCATACGAACTGCATTGATTGTATCGACATTCTCACTGTTCTCTAAAGTGTCTACAGGAGCCTCACCCATAGCTCCGCATATTTCATTCACTGCGTCCAATTTGGTTAGTGGTGTTAAAATCATAAGTTCTCCTTAGACAAAAAAGGGGATAGCCATAAGACTACCCCCATAGAGTTGTTAAAGATTATTTTGCAAGGATAATACCGCTTGCTTCAGGACGTAAACCGCCATGACCTACAGCGTTCTTAGCAATAATCATATCAGCTTGCAATTCAGGACGACGTGCGTGTTCTAATTGCAAGTCTTTAAGTTTTACAGTTGCTACTGCTGTACGATGTGCACAAACAGCCAATGCACCTGTATAATCTGTAGGGAATTCATGTCCCTCAGGAGATGTGCCTAACATACCTGTTTTGTCTGCACCGCCTGCTTTCAAGTGAGGTACAGCAATGATTTTGAAACCGCAAAGTTTATCAATGTTACCATCGACAATAGAAGCTACTGCACCATAGTCTCGGTTGATAGCGTCTTTAGAAGTGATGATAGCACTTTCTACTTCAGGTGTGATGTATGCAAAGCGTTCTTCTTCAGGAACGTATTGAGTAGTCCATTTAGCTTTCATTTCAAGCAAGCCATCAATTACCGCTTTACCAGTCTCGTAATTAATACCAGCACCACCTGTAATGGTTTTCTCTACGACAATACCTTTACCTAAACCAGTAATGTTCTCAGTGTTTGCTTTAACCAACTTAGCGATTTCTGCTACTGTAGCTCCATCGGCGGCGATTGCCAATGCTTCACCTAATTGTTTAGCGTACTCACCACGAACGTCGTAATGGTTCATTGCTTCAAAGATGTCTGTAATCAATACATCAGATGTCAATAAGCCATCAATGTTGATTACTACTTCGTTGTGTGGAATTGCTTCACGCAAGTCATCAAGGTTAGAACCTGCTGGCAAGTAATGAGCTTTACCACGACCCATTACAGGGAAAGATGTAGACTTACCGCTGTCAATAGTTTTAATCATGTGGTTATTCATTACTTTAGAAGCTCGTGTGAATGCTGTTAAAACCTCACCACTGAATACTTTTAAGAATAAGGCTAATTGATCGCCTGTGTTTTGTTTAGCACCTTGTTGTTGATAATTTGTTACTCCAGCCATTAATTAATTTGTCTCCTTTTTACATTGTAAAATCACTGTTCATAATTTTTGTCTCTACTTGTTTTCTGTAGATTGGGTCTGTAGAGTATCGTGGATCACTGATAGCCTCTACCATTTGTTGCTTTGTTTGGAAAGCATTTGTGTTCGCTGTAGTACCGCCTGTAGTTTGACCTAAGATAGTACTATTAGTTGTGCCATTAACTGCCAGCATATTCGCTTTGACGCCTTGGATAACCATATTGATTACTCCTAAGTTGCCTCCATTAATTGCACTATTAAAGTTGTCGATTGCTTGTTGACCTTGAGACTGTACGAATTGAGCTACTTGTCGGTACTCATCTTCACCACCTGCAAAGCCAACTACTGCGTTGTAGAATTTCTCTTGAGTGGCTTCTACACCATTGATGTATGCGTCTACAACTTCCTTAGGGTAGCCAGCGTTCGCTAGGGCTTCTAAAGAAGCAGTCGACAAATTACCATTTTTTGTGTACTCCTCTTCAAGAGCTTTAAAGTCTACATTGCGTTGTGCTAAGTCCTCAGTTAGCTTCTCAGTTGTCTGCTTTTGCTGAGCCATTGCTTCTTGCACTGTATTTGTCTGAGCGTCAACTTGTGTCGTAGCTGTAGCCTCTGTGTTTGTGTTTTCTACTTGTTGCTGTTGAGCTGGCTCAGTTTGTACCTGTTGTTGTTGTTGATTGTCGACTGTATGCTCCTGTGGTGGCTGAGCGTCTACAATCTGAGTGTTGTTTTGTGAATTAACTGTAATGTCCACCTATTGTGTTACCTCGCTTTCATTCATAGTGCTTGACATCGCTTGTTCTACTAAGGCTTGCTCTTGTTGAGCTTCCATAGCTTGCTGTTGTTCCTGTTGAATTTCTTCATCAGTCTTGATAAGTCCAGTAGTGTCTATACCTAAACTTGTTGCGATTGCTACTAACCATTGATTAATCTTCATGTATCCCATAGCGTCAGGCATTTGTCCTACGACGCTCATGAAAGTCATAAACTTATTAAAGTCATGTCCTCGTCCTAAGGCTTCCATACCAGTTGTGATTGTTGGCTCAATAAAGCCATTAGGTAACTGAGCTAATTCTCCTTTAGCCATTAAGACTGCTAATACTCTTCTTACAAGTGGCAACTGGAACTCTTGAGTTAAAATGCTGTATACACCACTAAGAGTGTCCTCAAGCTCACTTGCGACTGTCCTGATTTCTTCTGCTGTTACTCGTTCTGCGTTCCGCTGTACGACATTAGATAAAAGAAAAGCAAACGATAAGCGTTGCTCAATAGTGTCAGCAGTCGCTTTTGTCGTTTGCATATCAGGATATTTATTAAGTTGTAGTGCTTGAATATCTTCAATCCGACCACTTACAAAGTCGCCCTCTTGAGCATTCTGTAAAAGTTTAGGTCTTGTGATACCATTAGGGTTCACTAGATACAATGTGCGTGCACTGATAGAAGCCATTGTTACTAGAGCTTTGGATAGCTTCTCTAGGCTCGTTAAGTCGCCTAAGTATTCTTCTACCATTGATCGTCCATAGTCCTCGTTACTCCCTTTTGTCATTCTTAAGACAATATAAGGGAACTTCTCTTTCGGATATGTCTGCTCACTGCCTTTAATGAGTACACCATCGACTTCGCTAAAACATTCATAGTTATCGTCTACTAAGTCGCATTTGGTATACACTTCGACTTCTTCATCGTCCTTTTTATCAGGAACTAGATTGTATGCTTCAGGAGGCAATGTGCGTTTCAATAGAGTATCTTTAGTTATCAACGTAACTACTGTGTCTACCCCATCACGCTGTACGACAAAATGATTTAAGTCATAAAACTTAGTGCCATCTCTGTCGGGCGGTAGGAATACTACTCCATTGCCAGTGATGATTAAGTGTCGGCTTGCTTCCTGAGCTGTGGATCTGAATTGAATTTCTTCAAGATACTTTAGGCTTGCCTGTTCGTATCGCATGAGTGCTTGCTCAATCTCTTGTGTTTTCTCTTCGTAAACCTCAGGAGATGAGTTGATGAGCTGTCGCTTCATTTCTGTCGACAAACCCAATTTAAAAAAGCCCTCATTCGGTGGGAATAGGGCAAGTACTAATTTGCTTGTTAAGTTGTTTACTCCTCGTGCTCCAATAGACTGATAAGGTGTATTGAATTTAGTATTACCATCGTCATTCTTGTCGTGGAATACATGAGGAAGAGTTAGCTTTGCACAACTAATAGCTCGCTGTACATAAGGCTCTCGTTTACTTTCTAGTTTTGTGTAGAGCTCCTTAGCGGATATACCTTGGTCTTGAGGCTGTGTAGATTTACGCTTCTTTGTCGCCATCTATACGTTCACCCCATTACCTCGTGTTCCATTCGCATTGAGCCCTGTAGTAGCAATTTGTAGGTCTTTCTTACCTCTTGCTTTACGTTTACGCAAGCCACCGCCTTGAGTTTCTGCGTACTTTTGATCTGTGCTATCAGGTACCTCAGGTGCGGATACTGCTGGTGTTGGAATGTCAGGTTCTCTACCACCACCAAAGAGTTTCTTAAGTCCTCCCATGGTTCTCCTTTCGTGTTCTACATATTCATAGGGTTATAATCATTGTCTGTATTTCGTTTAATTGTTAATGCTTCCCTGTTCTTTCGTACATAGTTAGTTGTCTCACTGCCTAGCTGTGCGAACTCAGGTGTCTCTGCTTGAGTAGCAGGTACGATGTCTTTACCAGTTACTTGAGGGACTGGCTTAGCTTTACTCCCCCATTTCTGAGCGACTTTATTGAGTACCAAACCTACTGCAAGCTGTGCCAGCATAGTTCCCATAAGTCTCCTTTCGTCTTTTAAAGAATTAAAGTCCTCTATCTCGTGGGTACATTAAAGTTCATGCTCTAGTCTCCATGAGTTTAAGACATTAGTTACTTCATCAATAGCCATGATAAATGCTATCTTTTGTTCTGCGTTTAGGTCTGTCCTACGCAAGATTGAGTGAGTATCAAAGGCTCTCTTGAGTTCATCAATGATAATCTCATCAACTCTTGGTACTGGTCTGTCTAGGTTACTCATAAGCAAGCACCTTTACCATATCTGTACAGATAGGCTCAAAGCCAGCTTTCTTATAGCCATTCATGACTAGCTTAGCTGTACGTCCTGTCGACAAAACATTACCACTGATGATAAGCTCTGCCTCATAGCCTCTAGCTATTCTCTCTAGTTCTCTAATAGCTTCTCTTTGAATACCGCTATAAGATTTGTCGATACAGAATACTGTCTCTTCCATAATGACTGTCTTATCAGTCCACCAAAGTTTACCTACGTCAAACATTAGCACTCCTACAAGTTTACCTGTAGCGTCATACCATGCTCTGACGTTCCCCTTGGTGTTTTGCTCAAGGAGGTGTGAATAGACTGCTCCACGGCTCCCTAGAGATAATAAAAGGTGTCCGTCTGCTTCACGCTTTAGTGCTTCGACATAAGCCGTTGCGTCTCTCTCAGGGTTCCTTAAATGATTTTCTTTGACTACGGTGTCCATAACTTCACCTCTTTAGTTTTCTTATTGTAATAACCTTTTTGTAAAATAAATGATAGTCTAGCGTTCATCAATGCTTCCTCTTCAGTACTACCATTGGCTTTATAAGCTCTTACTACGGCTTCCCATGAGCAGTCCTCATCAAGTAAACGCTTAGCTCGTACTTCACCAATCTTAGGGCAACCCTTATAGTTGTCTGCGGTATCCCCAATTAGTGTCTGATACATATGAAAGTAGTGGGCTTCCTCTTTTGTCGTATCGTAAAACTCATTACGCAAGAAGTCATAGAAGCGACAAGGAATACTCCTAAAGTCTTTGTCTCCACTAATCATGATTGAGTTCTTGTCTGCACTAATTCCTATACAATCGTCAGCTTCAAGATTGTCAATCATCATGACATTAAAGTTTTCTTTAACCCACTCTCGCATACGAATAAACATCATAGGACGTCTTTTAGATTTACGATTAGCTTTGTACTCAGGGTTTAGCTCTTTTCTAAAGTTACCCTTGAGATCTGTCATAGCCATAATAATCTCGTATTCCCCCTCGATGTCCCAGTGCTCTAAGACAAGAGGAACCAGTTCTGCTAGATGACTGTCAAAGCTCATTGTTGCGTCAGGGAAGAACGCACTAAGAGTATAAAAGCCATCTCCCCAGTCATGCTCAGTCTCTGCGTTTTGCAACGCTAGATAAATCATCATGTCTGCGTCAATTAGTAGCTTTGTCTTTTTCTTTGTCGCCATCTGTCTCCTCTCTGACTAAATTCTTTTCAGCCCATTGATTTAGTAGTTCTTTGTATTGCACTAAGCATAAATAGAACTCTTCATTTTTCTTTTTGAGCTCTTCAGTAGGTAAATATCTTGTAATACCCCAGTCGTCTATTAAGTCGCCTAATTGCTCATCAATAAGTACGACTGCAAGTACTTCTTGTAATTCTTTGTTTAATTTCATTAATGACACTCCGCCCAGTTCTTACCGATTTTGCCCTCGGTATCTAATTGAATTCTAAATTTAAACTCTTCTTGTACGTCTCGCACTGCTAATTGAGCTTCTCTTACGACAACTTCTGCTATCTCTTGAGTTCTAAATTTATCATGAATTTCATCGTGGATCCATGCCATGAGACAATAATCTCCGTCCCAGTCATGCTGAAGTCCTTGTGCCTGTAGTCGTTCTTCTGTTCTTGTTGTCCATCGTTTACAGATTAGAGCTCCTGCTGATTGTAATAAGAGGTTCAATGCACTATGTAATGAGCGTACATATAGTTTTCTGCCATCAAGTCCTTTTAGCCACTTACGTTTATATCTTCGACATCTAGCCGATACATCATAAGGAGCTAAGGTATCTTTAATACTGCTTGATAACTTTTTGATTGCTGGTGTATTCTTTAAGAATTTAGCCTTTAGCTTCTTGCCGTCCTCTTCGGTTCCTCCGACAATCTCACCAATCTTTGCATTACCGCCACCATAGAGGAACGCATAGATAAATGTCTTAGCTTGGTTTCTTGTCTCAAGCCCTGCGTTCATTTGGTTAGCTGTATGAATATCACCATTGAGTATCTCATGAGCATACGCTCCGTGGTCGAATGGTGCTAAGAAATGAGCTAGGCAGCGCAACTTTAAACCTGAGCAGTCAATTCCAGCTTCAT